TTATTTCTTATACATTGCCTGAAGAGCCACGACCTTCTCGACTTCCTCCATGGCCTCATTGTGGAGATATCTGTAGAGTGTCATCATTGGTTCAGGTGCTTCTCCCTTTTCCCGGCGATAATCTGTGATTATACGAACAACATCTTTATTGAGAGCTGCCATGTGGTTCAGCTCTTCATCGGACAGCCGATAGTACAGATCCGCCGTCTCCGGATTGGACGATCTGGCCTCCAGTGCGTCCTTGATGTAGCACTTGGCATCTTCGACTTCGTCCCTGATATGACGCATCAGCTTTTCCCAGTTATCCATGATTCGCCTCCTGAATGTACGCATATAGCGAATCTATATCTTTCTTGCCCACCTTTATGGTGATTTTCGCAAGCGGGATCTTCACCGGCAGTGCTTCCGTTCCCAGGTACGGTTTCGCCGCAGCGTATACAGCATCTACATCTACCAGATTATTTTCTTTGTCGTATATGCCCAGAGCCTTGACCATAGGATGATCCGCATATTGAGTAATGATTTGCGGGATATTTGCCGCCAGCAGTCCACCAGCACCGGCAACGAGGACTCTGTCCCAGCCGTTTAGGCTTGGGGCAATATCTCGGTCAATGAATTTTGCAATTCCAGACTGAACATTTTTCATAGGAATCATGAATCGTTACCTCCTTGAAAATATGGGGGCGGCGGTTGCCGCCCCCTTGTGTAGAAATCAGTTGCCGTTGCAGCAGCCACCGCCGCACTTGGGCAGGGGGTTGTACAGGGTCTGGGCAGTTGTACCGGTACCTGTGGTCACGTCAGCAACCTGTTTCGAATAGAAGGTCGCATTGGCGTAGGTAACAATGGCATTGTCACCGCAGCATCTCCGCTCAGCTTCAATCTTAATGTCCTTAGACAGGTCAGACCGGACGCACTCCACATCCTGCCGAACCAGGGCAAAGGCATCTTCAACACGCTGATTGCGCACAGCCTGGTCACTCTGCTCCTTCCGGATCTCCTTCAGCTGTGCGTCAATATATGCGTACACCTGAAGATTCTTCTGGTCATTGTAGGTGTTGGCTTTCAGCAGGGCGATCTCGGAATCCTTGGCGGCCAACTTCTGCTCCCGCTCCAACTCGTACCGGCTGACGGGCATGTTATCGCTGCATCCGCCGGGGGCATAGCCCATACCGTAAGGCACGACAGGCATTGCGGGAGCAACAGGGGCAGTAGATGCCGTAGCGGTAGCATTCCTGTTCGCAAGCAGGGAGCACACAGAGTTGATTGCCCCCAGAGACAGACCGGCAATACCGGTACCCAGAGCAGCACCGGCAACACCTTTAGAGGCATATTCCTTTTCCACTTCAACCATAAATAGAAGTCCTCCTTCAAAATATATTTAGGAGGTGGCCACCTTCTACCCATATAATAACAAAAATCCCGACGGTAGAATCATCATCTACTCGTCGGGATTTCGTCATATCATCATCAGATAATCGTCACGCAGAATTAGAACCGCAGATTTTCAGGTAGCTTGTCACTGTACTTTCTGCAAGATTCGTATTCTTTTCGCAACTTTTTAATTGTTCTTGTGATAGTGGCTTGGGACACACAAAACTTGTGGCACTGTTTTGTTTGGCTCCATCCGGCGGCTCGGGTACGGATGATATTTTCTTCCAACGGCGTCAATATTGCCAAAGAACAGAACTCATCCAAAATGACCCGATTCCACGGGATTTTATCCACTTACCACATCACTCCTCCTTGGGAATATCCATTTTCCGGACAGCATCCGTCTTGCGGAACACGTCGTTGAATTCCCCGACAGCCGCCTCAATAAGTACTCTCATTTCTTCCGCGTCGAAGGTAATTCCCTTCTTTTTCAGCAATGCCTCGGCAGTCTCCAGAGCTTTATTCAGCTTGTCCGCACCGTGCAAAGCTTTCCAGGCCTGCTCCACGAAGGCCACCGCCGCAGCGGCAATGGCACGCTTGGTCTCATCGTTGATGTGGCCGATGTAGATCTTCTTGGCCCCATAGCCCAGCACGCCTAAGACGGCGGTCAGCAGAGCCAGCAGGATGGTAGGGCCGTAGGTGTAAATGAAAAAGTCAAACATGATGTAGCCTCCTTAATTCGGTTTGTGGAATCCTTCCAGGTCTTCAATCCGGTGGTTGATGACCTTGATCTGCTCCTCTACCACCGGCATTCGCTTTGCGAAATTGTTGTGCTCCCGGACTTCACGGGTCAGCTCCATGATCTTCTCGTTCATGACCGCCTGGGTCTTGCTGTTGGCAATCAGCACCCCGATGAGGGTCACGCCGCCGCCGATCACGGCCGTGAGAATGGTTTCCAAATCTCCGCCTCCTTCATTATTCGATGTCCATGTGGTGCGCCCCCGGACCGATCCGGTACCAGTAGCGCAGCTTCCCCGCCGCCTTCCGCTGGGCAAGCCTTTCCTCCACCTTCTCATCCGGCACGCCCCGGGTGATGATGTCCACGGCCTTGCCCTGAACGTGCCGGGAGTTTTTGACGCTCCCGGGAAGGCTATCGTTGTAAGCCTGACACCGGTAGCCGCTGCCACCGCTGTGCCCGTCCGGGGGCACAATGACGATGGGCACGCCCAGATACTCCCGCATGTCGTTGGCCTCGGCCACAATGCCCTCGTGCATTTTCGCAATGCCCCCGCCGCACTTGCCGCAGGGACACCGGAATTCCGATGGGGCAAACCACTTATATTTGCGCCACCAGCCGGGCAGATCGGGAGGCTGACCGCTGCTAGGGACAATATTGTCCTTTGCAAACCTGTCCTGCCATACTGCGTCCTTCAGCCGGATTGCCGTCTGTCCCCCGACCACGCCGTCCACGCCGAGGCCTTCTGCCCCCTGGAAATCCCGGATGGCCTGTCTTGTTTTCTGACCGTCCACCCCGTCAATCCCGCCGGGGTCGTAGCCCAGATAGGCAAGCAAGCACTGCACCTGTTTGGTGGTCATAGCCTGTCCTCCTTCCCCACTGCCAAAGCCACGAATCCGATGGACAGCCCCACCAGCAGTGGCGGGGCAAGTACCATCGGCCACAGCAGCTTAGCCGCCGTTCTCATCCGCACCGTACACGGTATTCACCAGGTCATCCAGCTCCATGTACTCCTCATCGGTAATCCGGTTCCGGGCGTAGAACACATCCAGCTTCTTCCGTGCCACCTCGGCGGTCTTGTAGAACTTCCGGCCAATCAGAATCTTCATGCTTTCGTACATAACAAATTTCCTCCAGTTATAAAAATTTATGGATACGGCAAACATACCGTTACTCCCCTCCAATTTCCGATACGTCTTGATTGTAGATATCCTCCACCATAGCCGCCATAGCGTCCAGCAGCTCGGCATTCTGGGCACTCAGGCTCTCCAGCTGTTCTTGTTCATACGCCCGTTGGGCACTATCCAGCTCCCGCCAGGGCTTCCAGGGTGATACCATCTCGCCCTGGAAAACTACGCCGTCCGGTCGTGTCCAGGTCTGTCCGGATGGCACAAAGCGGTATCCTTCGATATAGGCCGGGCATTTGCCGTCAAAGTAGTTCGTATCAACTGCTGTCAGGCCGTCAGCGGTTGCTATGTGGCACCTGTAATCACTATCAACGTAGATTGTCATGGTCACACCTCCGCATACAAGCTATACAGATTTATGCTGTTTTTTTGTTGCAAGCAAAAGCCGACATACCAATCACCTGTAATGTTTTCCACATCTAGTTTCATTGTTTGTCTACCTTTTTCTGTGCTAAGCTTCACGCTTTTAATGCCTTGGTTTGCAGCACTGGTATAGGCGTAACCTTTGTCGGCAGATAGTGCCAATCCAACGCCCTTAAAATTAGCGTAGTTTCCGCCACTCGTTACTGCGGTTATGTCCACATCTGCAACTATCATTTTTGCGGCACTTATACCAACTTTAACATCGCTAACAACACCGCTACCGCCGGACTGGTTATTCAGGCCAAGGAATCCGTCCCCATGCGTTATCGTAACAGGGTATTGGGAAACCAATAGTGTACTATATCCGATGTCCGTAGGCACACCGTTCTTGACGATCCACCGGGCAACTCTGACAGTCTCCGTCTGGCCGCTGGTGGTCATGTTGGCTTCTGCGTTCCAGTCTCCTGCCGTAATCGTCCATGTTCCCTTATTGGGCACTACACACGCCCATGTACCGCTGGTGTCCGGTGCGGTCAGGGTAGTGCTGCCATTCGTGGCCTTGCAGGCCAGCCCGGCGGGATAGGTGATGTTGATTGTGGCCGAGAAAAAAGTGATTTCCGCCTGGTAGTCCGCCTTGATCTCCACGGCTTTTGTCGCCGTGTCCGTGCCGTTGGTGATGGTGATTTCCCAGGTGCCGGTTTCCAGCCCCTTGAACACCACTGTGCCGGTTGTGGCTACCTTGGACGGCTTGGATTTGCCGTCCTTGCTCACCGTCACTGTAGCTCCCACAGGGGCGGTAATGGTCAGGGTACAGCCGGTTCCCCCGCCTCCGCCGGTTACATTGAATATCATGATGTGTTTACCTCCTATGTCAGTATCACCGCATTGGCGGTCAGGTCACCGTTCGGCTGGTATGGGGCGGTGAACGTCAGGGTTCCGTTGCCCTGCCCGGAACAGTAGACCTCGAACTCGTTGTAATCACTTCCCGGGTCGCCGCCTATGATGACCGTGGCATCCGCTGTCACACCGGGGACGTTCACTGCCTGCTCACCGTCCGTCCACCCGGCCAGCGGCAGGGAGATAGTCACCTCCCGCCGCTTTGTGGCCGAAGCCGTGCCCACAATCCGAGTGCCATTTGCGCCATAGGCGGTGTATCCTTTCAGCACCGTTTCCGGTGTCGCCGTAGCATCCGTCATATCTACGAGGGTCTTTCCCCCGTAGATGACCTTATTTACGCCCATGACGGTTCACCCCCTTAGCCGATGGTTACGGTGGTACCTCCGGCGGAATTCTCGCTCTCCACATAGGGGATAGCGTTCACGGTGACCTGGCTCAGGTAATTGTAATCCTCGTCAGGCAGAATCACCTGCTGGGCTTTGGTGGGGGTCACGACCTTGGCCTGAGGCTTTGCGCCCTCGGTTCCGGACATAGTGCCCTCCACGCCCAGTACGGTCACGCCCTCCCGGATGTTGCCGGGAATCAGCTTGTCCTGCTCGGCCTTGGCAATGGATACCTTTCCGGAACCGTCGTGATAACCCTGAGGGATGGTGTACTGCCCGGCCTTGTCGGAGATAGTGCCCGTTGCGGCACCGTTGTTCTTCATGGTACCGGTGACCTTCTTGCCCTTGTTGTAGGCGGTCTTGCCGGACAGGATTTCGGCAGCTGCCGCCGTTGCGTCTTGGGTATTGGCATCGTAGGTACAAGTGCCCACCACTGCCTCACCATTTGCACCGTGGGCGGTAATGCCCTTGAGCAGCTTGTCGGCGGCTACGGTGTCAGCGGTCAGGTCGATGAGCACCTCGCCGCCAAAGATGATTTTACTGTTTGCCATGTTTTAACTCCTTTCAATTCTAGCCACCGATGCAGATGGTATTTCCACCGGCGGCATTGCTTACACTGGAATAGGGAATCGGTCGGACGGTCACATCGTTGTGCATCCGTTTTTGCGCCGTTGGCAGCATTGTTCCGGCCACAGAGGGGGTAACGCTGTACATACCCTCGTACCAATCACTGTCCGGCACGGCCAGGATTTCGCCGAAGTCTATGGTCAGCGTTTGCTCTCCGGCGAAATCCGCTTGCAGGACAGCCGGAGCCTGGTCAAAGATAATGTCCAGAATCATGTCAGCACCTCGGTATTCAGAATTTTCTCTACCGACAGTGACATCACCTTGGAGGCCATGACATTATCATCCGTTGTCAGCACTTTGATTTGCAGCTCTACCGCCGCCAGCGGCGTAAAAAGCAGCGTATCCTCCTGAGTAAGCCGAAAGCGGATTTCCTGCCCGGTCAGGGTGCAATCAGCCTCCGTTGCTTCCAGCACTGTCTTTCCGCACTGATTGTATGTAATCCGAAGCTGCCGGATGGTATCGGTCTCAATGGGGAGCTTGAAAATATGGGTTGGTGTTGTGCCACGAATCATGGCTCTCACCTCCTACTTGTTAATGATCTGGATATTGACGTTCAGGTTGACACTGGGCACATCCTCGCAAACGAATGTCAGCGTACCTGCTCCCTGGGCACTGCAATATACACCCGCTTCCAGGTATGCGGTGCGATTCTGCGAAGTCGGAACAGGCGCAACGGTCACAAGACTGTTGGCGGCTACATTCGCGAGGTTAATCGTCTGCGAATTGTTTTTCCACCCAGATGCAGACAGAATCCCGGTCGCTGCTACTACGGGTTTCTGATAGTCCGTACCGGCTGCCGCCGCCGACACGCCGCCGGAACCGTTGCCTTTCAGCAGACCCGAAACAGTGATTTTCGCCTGTTTGCTGGAAATCGCCGTAGACATAGACGTGGGGTCATCGCTGGATTGCGGTATATCGGCACCCGTCAGCGGAACATTGCCGCCGGAATCCGGGTCTACCCCGCACACTGTGCTCACAGCACCGGTTCCGTCAATGCCCATTCTGGACACGGAGTACCAGGTGATGGTATCTCCGGTGTTGAAGGTGACATCCGTTTTTGTCCACAAGAACTGTCCCTGTGGCACTGTGGGCACGGCCTGTAGCCAGGAACCGCTGGGAGCCGTTGTTCCGGAAGTACCCACCTGATAGGTGACGGACTTGCTTATCACAGTAGCGGCAGCACCGGTATTGCCCTTCTCACCCTTGATTTTGAACCAGGAATACTGTTTGTAATCTGTGGGGGCGGTTGCGCTGTTTCCGGCGTAGATGCCCATCCAATCATCCGGCATGGTGCCGAAACTGTGAGAGCTTTCCGTAGGCTCCTGTCCGGTATACCGAATCCAGATATAGGAATTGTCGCCCTTATCACCTTTATCACCGTTTGTGACGGTGAAATCGGTGGTAGTGCCATCTTTGGCGTAGTAAATGCGGTATGTATCTTTCAGGCCGGAAGTGCTGACCTTCTCGATTTTGGAAATGCCGCCAAGGGATTGGGCAATTTCCAGCAACCAGTTTTTCAGGGTGTTACCGCTGAGTTTCTTGGCAGAGCCGGACTGATTCAGTACAAACAAATCATCGGGATATACCTTTTCTGCCTCATTCAGCTGGGCTATGGATTTATCAGCCATCGGCTTTTTCCTCCTTCTCGTTGTCGGAAATATACTTTTTCACCATCTCTAACACCCGCTGAATTGCCTGGGCACAGCCGACAAATTTGTCCTGGTTGTCCAGGCCGGAGACGGAAATAGTGTCCATCGTTTGCATTACGGACTTCAAAAGATTGGTTGCGGATTTCAGATTTTCCATAGATTATGGCCTCCTCAGCAGAATTCGAATTTCGCCACCTATCGGCATAATAGACACCATTTCGGTGTAACCCACCGCATGTTCGTTTCCAAAACTAAGTTGCATCGTCTCTTGGCTGCTGCTAAATATGGCAGCTACCGAAGCAATATCGATACCGGCCACCTGAACTCGGAGGCGTCCAGCTTCCGGACGAAGGTTGAAGTAATTGCACTGTATTGTTTTGCCTGTTGCTGTAGTGATTGTGTCCATGGTACCCTCCCTGTTTTTCCTTCCTAATAATTTGCTAGTACGGAATAGTAGCCCCCGTTCAGGTCTTGAATGGTAATTGGCTTGTATCTTTTTCCATCCAAATATAGCCGTGCCGCGTAGAGATAGGACGCATAGAATTCTGCAACATAGCTTCCGTTACAGGCATCATTGAAAGTATCCGCATAGTCCAGTGATGTATTGATACCGCTGTTTGTATAAGCCGTAGAAATGGTGCTATATCCAATTTGCGATCCGTAAACGCTGTGGGATGCCAGGCCTGACCCGCTAAAATATCCATCATTCCCGCCGTAGTCAATCTTTCCGGCGCTTACATTCCCTCTGAAATAGCCATTTTCAGCGTATAGATTGCCATCCGAAGTTAACTGCACACCTCTCGCCTCCGAGCCGCACTGGATTCCCTCGGGGCCTATGTAGATACCATCCGAGTTGCTTCCGCCCCAATCCTGGCCATTGGTACACAGATACCCGTCCTTAATGGTAAACCCGCCAATACTGCCGGAAGTGGCTCGGATTTCGCCCTCGACTTCGGCACCACTGCTGTCTACCTTAAAGATTGTACCGCTCTGATTGCCCACAGACCAACCATTAGACTGCAACGACCACCAGAAACTTTCAGTGGTTTTGCCGTGAACCTTTTCCACTCTCGCTTCAATTGCTTCCGCCTGAATAGTCAATTTAGACCTGACATCGCTGGTAAACCGTGCGTACTGCCTATCAGTCGGGGACTGCACCTGGAATTCGTGCTCCACTTCTTCCTTGGAGGGAGCTTCCAAATCAGTACGGATGTACTTGCCGTAGGTGGTCTTCTTGGCAAAAATGCCGCCGTAGATGTCAGAAATGGCTACAGCGTCCCCGATTTCCGAAGAAGGGTCAATGCTGGAGCCGCCCGCCTTGTAGGGCTGATACCGCCAGCCTTGAATCTTATTCAAAATGGCTTTCGCCATCTCCGGGGTTCCCCATTCGTTAGTGATTTCCAGGGTCGTGCCGCTATCGTCTCCGGCGGTGTATATCTTGTCCTCCCCTTTTTCATTCTGCCCGGCATAGATGGTCACACGGCTATAGCCGGACAGCTCCGGGGAGATATCCAGGCTCTGGACACGGCGCAGGAGGTTAAAGCTTTCCGTCATAATTTCACCTCGCAATCACACAAGAATGTACACGTTCTCCCCGTCGGCGGTCTTTCCGAAGACGATCTTGTAGCCGTCCTCGGTGCACAGCACCCTTGTCTCCGGCGGCAGGTCGAACATACTCACAAGCCGAAGTTCGCCGGTGGGCGATATAATGAAGTTCCCGGCATAGGAAGCGGCAATCATTCCAAGAGCCTCCCGCATGGAGTAGCCTGCCGGAAGGTTGAACTTGTACCCAGCAGTCATCAGCTTCCATGTCCGGGAGTCTACGCTGATTCCGCTGCCGCCCGGATCAATCTTCATGTTGTCGGCGATAAATTTCACCATGGTCTTGTCAAGCAGTGGATAGTCATGCTTGTTATCGCTTGGATAGGTCACATTCGCCAGGAGCATAGCGTCGTAGCCCTTGATTTTCAGGATATCCCGACCGCCGCTGTGGGTTTGCTCACGGGTATCGATGTAATACACGCCTTGCGGCACCCACTCGGACTTTTCCGTTCCGTTTACCACCCGGCAATACAGCGCAATCCGAGCTTTTTTCGGGATATTGAATGGAGCCAGCATTTTGATATCCACATATCCGGCAACCGCATCTCCGACGCTGGGAGAACCGTCTGTGAAGAACTCATGGTTAGTGACCACACTGTACAGCGAATTCTCCCGGAAGCCGGAATCCGGGCTGCCGGTATCCACCAGAATAGATACTACCTCATGCGGAGCTTCCCCGAAGGTAATAACATCTCCCGATTCCGTTACCAGCCGTCCGGAATCTCCGATGGTCACGGAGTTCTCAAACCAGTGCTTTCCGGCGAGGATCCGCTTATAGGTTTCAGAAGTCTGCTGCATGGTTTACATCTCGATCATGGAAAAGCTGAGGCCAGACCACACGACCTCGCCGTCGTCCCGGATGACCGCAATCGCCGCCTTCCGTGAGCTGGTGTACATCTGGCAGGTGATTTCGCCCTTGCAGGCATCCAGCACCGTGGCCTCATAGAATTCCTGCTTGATGTCCATGAGGATGGCCGAGGATTCCGATTGCAGAAGATCCCGGCAGGAGATTTGCAGCTTTGTCTTGTCTGCCAGGAGGTCTCTGTCCATCATGGTGTCCATGGCACGACCTGCACCGTCGCCGTCGATGTCGTTGTCCTCCCACTGGTAGCCGTCTTCCGCGACAAAGTCGGAGTAATCATGGCCGTTGATGAAGAGAACTTTCCGTGCCATTTAATACCCCCTTGCCCGTTCAGCCACCCGATTATACCGTGCGGCGGCTCTGCCGATGGTCTCGTCTCCTACCTCGATACCGTTCACCACGGAGATCAGCGTTTCCAGCAGTTCCTCCACCCGGCGGCTGCTCATACCACGGGTTTCCTCCCGGACGATCTTCCGGATAAGGCTTTCCGGAGCCTCGATGTTGTTGCCGCTGCTCTGGTCGCCCAGCACGGCCAGGAACTCCCGATTAGGCGGGATAACCGCCCCCTGGGCAAGGTAGGGAATCTGAGGTGCTTTCTGAATATTGAAACCGAAGTGCCCGCCGCCGATGAAGGGAACCCAGTCAGGAATATCGAAACTCAGCATATTCAGTCCCCGGACAACCAGGTCAATCATGCTGTTGATAATGCTGATAAGGATGTTCACCGCACCTTTTCCCACATTCACAATTCCCTTCCACGCCTTGTCCCAGTCTCCGGAGAAAACGCCTGTGATAAAATCTATGAAGCCTCCGCACACCTGCTTCAGACCAGCGATCAGCTCCCCTCCGTGCCCCGTGGCTACCGTCAGCGCAAGGAGCACAGACGCAATCCCCGCAATCAGCAGAGGGATAAAGGAACCAACCAGCAGTGAAATTCCCAACCCCGCCATCATAATCCCTGCGATAGCCAAAAGCGTATTTTTCAGATTGGCGCCGTTCTTCATCATGTCGTGGAAGGCTGTCACCAGCAGCACCGCACCGCCGACAATCAGCATGATACCGGCAGCAATACTACCAAACGCCATATACAGTGCCCCAGCGGCAATTGCCACGCCCAGAATCATCTCCGCCATGTTGCCCCAGTCTACGCCGTTCTCCCAGGCATTCTTAACCCCATCCCAGGCAATGAGCAGCGCACCGATGGTGATTATAATCAACCCAAGCTTGGAAAGAATAGCACCCAGCTGCCCGGGGAGCATGGATCCGATTTTCCAGAGTGCAAAACCTGCGCCAATCAGAAGCACATAGTTTGCGATTCTGTCCAGGGTTTCAGAAATGCCGTCCGCCCACTCAAAGTCCGGCTGAATGCCGCTGTCGGAGCTTCCGCCTCCGGAACCGGCCGTGCTTGTATCCGGAGATTCCAGTTTATTGATCTCGTCAAAGCCCATGAGCTGCTTCGTTGCTTTCCGCGCCTGCTTGCCAACATTTTTGTAGGCCTTTCCCTGATTGTTCAGAGCTTTGGCAGCGTCCGCCGATTGTTTCACCGTTTTGCCGCCCAACATGGAAAACAGAGCGGCAATTTTCCCGATGATAGCAGTCAGAAGATTCACGATGGTGGTAAATACCGGAATTACCACGCTCATAAGCGGCTGCATCATCGTTAAAAAAGCACCCTTCAGCCGGGCTACGGCTGCGGATGCTTCATCGTTATTCTCAATAACCTGCCCCATCCAGTCACGCACCGCTCGGAGGCCTGCCGTAATCATAGAGAAGACAAATACACGGGATACAAGCCTGGAGGCTCTGGAAAGCAGGGCATCGAACCCTTTCCCGGTGGACTTGACAGCGTCTCCGAAAACGCTCTGACTTTTGGCAGAGGCCTCGATCTGCTCGGTCATCTCTACCGCCTGGGCTTTCATGTCCTTCAGCGAATCCGTGGACTGTATCACGCTGTCGGTAATCTTCGTATACTTTCCATCCAGCTTTTCCACTTCACGATTTTGACTTGCGAGAATCGCTTCCTGCTCTTTCAGGGACTTTTCCGCTTCTGCCAGTCCAACAGGATGCGCAATCCCAAAGTCATCTCGGATGGATTCCATTTCCGAAATCTGCGCTTTCAGGTCAGCAATTGCTGCTTCGGTCTTCTGAGCCTCTTCCTTCGCCGACTGAAGCTCTGCCCGAATAGCGGATTGCTGTTCCCTTTTGTCAAACAACTCCTTTTCGCTGGATTCAATTTTCTGATTCAAATCAGTGAGCTTTTTCTCAAGCTGCTTGTTATCCAGGTCTGTGGAGAATGTAATTTTGCCATCAGCCATAAAAACACCGCATTTTTACACAAATTTACGTATTTCCCTATTGACATTTACACAAAAGTGTGTATAATAGTAAATGAAAGGGGGAGAGAGATTGAATCCTAGGACAAAGGCAATTAAGGATTTGGAGGCACTCGGATTTGTTTTCGATCGGCATGGCGCAAATCATGATATCTATCGGAATCCTAAAACGAGAGTTTCAATCCCGGTAAAGCGGCACGATTTCAACGAAAACGACGCTCGCTACATCCTCAAAGAGGCCATGCGGAACCGGAAATAACCGGTTCCGCGGGCACTCTGCCTCTCTCCCTCTTTCATTCAATCAATTTAAGGAGTGACGCATATGCTATATATCTACACCGCAACCATTCACGAAGAAGACGGCACTTTCTATGCCGCCGTGCCGGATATTCCCGGCTGCATCACCACCGGCCATAGTCTTTCCGACGCTATCGACCAGATTACAGACGCGTTGTCAGCTTGCCTGTGTACCATGGAGGACAACGATGATCCGATTCCCGCACCTTCTGAACAGTGCGACATTTCCCACGAAGCTGCCGAATTCTGCACACTGGTAAGAGTGGATACCATCGCCTATCGCTCTCTGACGGACACCAGAGCCGTCCGGAAGAATGTTTCCATTCCCGCCTGGATGGCGGCCAGAGCAGATAAGCTTGGAATCAACTGCTCCAAGGTGTTGCAGGACGCTCTGCGGCAACAGCTGGCATAACGCAAACTCCCCGGAATCCCCGGGGAGTTTTATTTTGCACCCCAACTGCTGAGCACCGAGTCTTCCGCGTCGGTGAAGGTCTGCTGAAAATCCACCAGGTGTCGGTTCCGCCGATACCATTCCGCTTCCGCTTTGTCCAGCTTCTTCCCCCTAGCCCGCTGGTCGCGCACCCGGACGATCTGAGAAAACAGGCAGTCCCCGATTTCCATGTAGGCAGACAGAAACGTCCACCAGTGCAGACCTCCGGAGTTCTGCTCCCTGTCATACGGAATATCCCGCACGTCCTTGCCGACGATTCTGCTGACCGGAGAGAGGATATAGGGCAAATCCTGTGCCCAGGACACCAGCCGCTTCCCTGTGTTGGCTCTATCCTCCCCGCCGCCGTTGATAAACCAGAAGCAACGCTCCACAGCCTCCCGATAGTCCGTCTCCGGAATCCGCTCATAGTTCGGATAGAAAATCTTGACGGAGACAAATGCCTTCTCCTGACTGCTCAGTTCCGGGTCTTCCAGTGCCTCGATGATGTCCAGGATGACCCGGAAGTCATAGCGGATGTCATATTCCGCACCGCAGACTCTCAGGCGTTTTGGAAGAGAATAGTTCATGCGAATACCTCCCCCGGGATCACTTCCGGTATTTCTGGTACTTCTCGGTATACTTCCGGATTCTGGCATCCCGCTTTGCCATATTCTCCGTGACGGAAGCGTCCATCATGTCTAGGATCCCAAGCAAGAAGTTTTCAATCACCGTTAGGCCGCCAGCGATGGCGAACAGGCGGGTTTTGAAAACATCCTTACAGAATCCTTCGCCAAACAGAGAATCTACCGCAGAGCACATCAGACGGTCTTCCTCCCGGCTGATATCGAACTTGTCGGCAGGCTCCTGCGCTGCCTCGTAGCATTCCCGCTTCTCTTCGTGGATTTTGGAAATCTTACTGACCAGTCCGTACAGGTCTTCCGCAAAGCCCTGGTCAGAAGGGTTGAAATCCAGGCTCCGGCCTGTATCCTCGCCGTCCATACTGACAGGCACATGAAGGATACCGCCGGACAGGTTCAGCTTCTCAACGCTCATGATTCACCTCACGCACCCTTCGTGAACGCCAGCGCACCGCCTGTCATCTTGGCCGTTCCGGTTTCCCGCTCACCGCCGAAGGTCACGTCGATGGGCATACCCACGTTGGTAGAGCCGCCCAGGCCGGTAGGCCGGACAGCACTGGCGGGATACCGCTCGGCAAACGCGCCTTCGGTGGAAGTACCGGTGTAAGCGTGCACCAGCAGCAGGTCGTTGTTGGCCATTGCGTCCACATCCTGATCTTTGATGGACTGGTTCCAGATCTTCATCTGAGCCTTGTCGCCGGAATCCAGTTCGCAAGGGTCAAAGGACTGGGTGATCTTCGGCCTCTGGAGGGTAGTTCTGGTGACACCCAGAATGTCCTGCTTGGTCTCCTCGCTCCAGTCGTACTCCATGGAGCTATCCTCCACACGCCGACCGATGACAGACCAGGTAGGTTCCGTGGAAGTGCCGGTGTTGAGATACAGAATCAGCAGTTTTCTTTCCACGACACCGCCTTCCGTAGTGTTAAAAGTCATATCAGCCATTCGTTTTTCACCTCAAATTTCTTCGTAAATGTCACGGCCAGCTGCACCATGTACATGGCCGTGCCTTCTTCGTCCGCACCGTACAAAACGCCGTTTTGGGCGGTGATCTTCTCCGATTTCGGGTCATCCCCGAAGATGGGTGCTTTGCCAAGGATGGACATTTCCTGCACCCACTCCTGGAAATCCATGACCCAATCCGCATTCTCGGCGGCTCCGTCATCGTCCCCGGGGGGGTTCTCGAATACATAGTACAATCCGAAATTGTACTGGTTGGTGACGGTGACATTTCCCAAAATATCAGATGTTCTGGAAACTTCCATAAGACCTGACGGAAACACACCACCATTGAATGGGATCTGATCTGTGTAGTCCACATGGAAGTCCCGGAAAATATCCGCACCGGGATACTCGGAAAGAAATTTCCGGATTTTTTCCAGTGCGGTCATTTTCCACCCCTCCTGTTCACATACACCTGAATGTCATGGGCGATCTGGGCCGCCTCAGAAGCCATCATCCGCCTGTCCCAGAAGGGGCCAGCTTTCGGATGCTTTGTCAGATCATAGTTCAGATCACGCTCTGTGGCTTTCAGAACAGTGCCTTTCCGGTACCGGTAACCAACCCCGGGGATAAATGCGGGGCCTTTTCCGGTTTCGGAATTGACCATGACCTTTCCGTAGTACATATAGAGAGCGTATGGAGCGGCAACCTCAATTTCCGTTGGGCTCTTGATACGCTTCAATTTGGTGGAAAGCACCCCGGTTCGGAAGGGCATATATTTGGTGATCCGGTTGTTGATGATCCGGGTTACCTGCATCTGCACGTCCCCGTTTTTGCCAACACCCAACCTGGTCAGGATAGTGTCCACAGGCTTCATTTCCACTTTAATCCGTGTGCTCATCCGCCCGCCTCCACATGAACCAGCTTTCCGCTCCAATATTTGGGGTCAACGTACTTCACTACAACCAGCCCAGGAACCTTCACCGGAATAAAGGATGGCCACCTCGCCGCCGTGATTTCCTCTCCGGTACCCAGCAGAACCTTGTCCTCAGGGTGCACACACACCTCCGAACAGGGAATGACCAGCAGAAAGGAATTTACCTCCTTGCTTCCGGTTTTGTCCACATTCTCGGTTTTCTTGAAGTCCAGGAACGCATTGCGGTGCACCGTCCGGGTAATCTTGTCACCCTCCTTATGGTAGACGGTGACTGTCTGATTGCACAGCCGGTAGTCAAGTGGCCCCTTTCGCCGCCGGATATTCAGCACTTCCCTCACCCCCGATAGATGTCCAGATAGAGTCCCGCACATCGGTACAGTTCTCTTGCCTGTCCCTTCGGACTGATATCCACCGCTGCCGGGGTTCCGTAGCTCACAGAGACAGACCCGATAGAAGCAGACTGGACTGCTCCGGTCTCCCCGTTCTGGACTGCCTCAAAGCCGTTCAAGGCATCGGCCATGGCACACACGGCCATTTTCTCTGCCCCTGGTTCCGGCTCTGTCACTGTGTAAATCCGCTTGTACCTGGTCAGAACCTCCCCAGCTCGTTTGCAGAGCCGGGGGAAGTCTCCTTCTGAAATTGCGCTGCCGAGATAATCCTGAATGTAAAACCGATAATCCGGCATAGCGTCCCTCCTATCAGACAGAGGTCTTGGCCTTCAGGGCGATACCGTTCAGGGCAGCAGCCTTCAGGGTGTTCTTCAGCACAACACCGGCCACCAGCTCAACCTCACCCTTCTTCACTGCGCCGGGAGCTTTCAGGTCGGGCATATAGCTGTTGATAACGCCGGTGCCGGTGGGAGAGATGCCATGGAAACCGTCCAGGGCAATATTCACAGCATAAATGCTGGAGGTTCCGGCGGCGGTAGCGCTGGGCGTGGAGGTGTCGATGACATCCACGGACTTGGTACCGTTGTAGTACATACCAGCATCCATGATGGGGATATCGCCGAAATACTCTACCGCTCTGCCGAAGTCGTCCTTCTTCCGGTCGTAGTATCCGGCACGGCGGGCAGCTGCCCGAACCTTCAGCAGCATAGCCGTGTTCATCAGCAGCAGAGAAGCACCGCCGTCCACCATATGGGTCAGCTGATCCAGCTGGTCAACGAAAGCGTTGGCGTTGCTGTCCAGCTTGGTGGAATCGGACAGGTCAATGTCCGTGGTGAAATCGTTGGAGGTTCCGGTCAGAGCCTTTCTCAGGCCGTCGAAGGTATTCACAACGTAGCCGGTACCGGAAGAGGCGGAAGTGCCGTTGATAACCAGGTTGTGGAAGTAGTTGGCTGTTGCCTTGATCTTCTGCTGTGCCTGGAAGGCCAGCTCGTCCACGGCTCCGGAGGTATTCTGGAGCACACGGTCTACCTCAAAGGAACCGCCCATGATGACCGCCTTGGCGGTCTTCTCCTCACGCTTCGCCTCGCCTGCGGTGTACTCGGTGTTGAGCGCACGCACAGCGGCGGTAGAAGGAGTTTTCAGCTGAATGTAACCATAGGCCAGGGTAGACCCGCCGGTGCCGGGGGAAATGGAGTTGTCAAAGGTCAGCATGTCCAGCAGCAGAGAACTGCGCCGGAACGTGTCAATGACCTGCTGATCGACCTTGTCGGCCATGCCGACCTTTGCTTCAGCCAGAGTAATTGCCATAGTGAAAAATCATCCTTTCATGTCGTATTTGGCTCTGAGAGCTGCCGCAAGGCCGCCCTGCTCCGAGCCGGTGTTAGGTTCCTGCTGCTGGGTGCCTGCACCCTTGGAATAAGGAGGCGGGTTGCCACCGTCATCGAACAGATATCCGCTTTCCTTTTGCAGCGTTTCCAAGGCGGTCTTGATGTCCGCCTCCTGGTTCTTGCTTGCCTTCAGAGCGTCCAAGTCCAGCATTGCCCGGACAGCCTTTGTGCTTCTGCCGCGGCTACCGGTGATGGCAGCGTCCAGGGCGTGGTCAAATTCCATGTCCGCGATCTTCCGCTGACTTTCGGCCACGGCATCGTTGTACTTCTTCTCCCAATCCTTGGCGGACTGCTTGATGGTCTCGATATCCTGACCCTGGAAGCCGGAAATGGTCTTCTGTGCCTCGCCCAGCTGGCTCTTGATGGTGTCATAGTCGGCAAAAGGCTTTTTCGCCGCCTCAATATCCCGACCGTTTTCCGCCATGATCTCGTCGATGATCTCCTTGCTCAAAGGCTGGTCACCAATCTTGAAATTCTGCAAGAATTCTCGTTTCATGTGCTTTCCTTCCTCAGCTATGCTTTGTTGTATGGGGGTTGCCTCCCCTGCTGTCGGCTCGTTTTACGCCAGCCACGGCAAAAATGATATGAAAAAAGCAACCGTTCGGAAAATCCGAATAGTTGCTTCAATCAACCTGGTTGTAATGGCACTTTCCATCGTGCCATGCGCCGCATAATTCCTTTTTGCACTCCACAAACTCGGCGGTGTTGTGTTCTATCGTCTGTTGAAGGGTTTGGTAGTTGTCATCGTTATACTCGTACGTTGTCTGCTGAACCAGATGCCGGTTCACAGCATAGGGACAATACATCATGCTCATTCAGCTCTCAGGGCACAGTGAAAAAGAGCCATGTTACCATAGCTCTCTTTCCTTATTCACATATTGCTTTTCTGAGTGTCCCAAAGACATCATCCTCAACAATCTCAAACCTTCCACCGGGGTGATCTGGGTTTGCGATGGGGCGAGGATTGTGCGGGTCGTAGAGGTAATCTTCTCCGCTATCATCAACGATTTGAAGAGCTCCTGAACCTTCGTCATAGGAAAGAACTTCATATTCCTTTCCATCCGTCAAGCCATCGATTCCGAAGCTTTTACCAACATATCGGACACGCATATTATTTCGCCCCTTTCAGCTTTATTTCATCCGGCGGAACGCCTTTGGTATTCTCATACCAGTGAACCACATAATGGTGATTCTTTGCATACACCGTCCCGGATTTCTTCTTCCAGCTACTTGCATCCCCATATTCAGGGTATGTTGCATACAATCGCTTCAAATCCCGAATCGGTGTACTTGTTCCGTCTCCGGCCATCGTATACACCTCAACAGTTGCTGCACCTTTGGGGACAACGCCTTGAATTTTTGGGAGGTTTACAGCCACAGTATGAGGAATCACCGTATCTGCTTCCTGCAACTTTTTCGGCAATCCGGATTCTTCCTTGATTGTAGCATCGTTTTTGATAAATTGCAAGTTTTTCTCATAACTTTCTGCCGTCTTTTCCGCCTCTCTGGCCTGTTTCGCCCCAAATCCGGGCATTTCCATGCGCTCATGCTGAAGCCTCAGGCCAGCCGCTTTGGAGAAGCGTTTATACTCCTGGTTCAACACCTGATATTTGATCTGGTTTTGCTGCAAACCTTCCTTGTCCTCGGTTGCCTCGGCAATCAGAATTCTGCGCTTCTGCTTCCGGATGGAAGCTTCCAGCCGCCGCTGGTGCTGAGTGGCCTCATACATGGTGTAATGCTTGCCGTTGTAATCAATCCCATTCTCGTTATCCTGCCGAAGCTTTGCCAGCTCCTCCGGCGTGTACTGAGGGGTATCCACACCCAGAATAATCGGGAAGGCGGCATGGCCGCAGTTCAGGGTGCCAATTCGCCGGACAAGGGAGTTGTTCAGCTTCTCATAGGCCTCATCGCTGTATTGCCTACCCTGAATGGGCTCATGGTCGGGAGCACTGGCAGCGTGAGCAGAGATTTCCCAGCCGCCACAGCCGAAATCGTCGTGATTCTGCTGGCTGATTTTCTCCTGCATCAAGCCCAGGCCGCCCATGACATTCCGCCGGACAGCAGCCTCCAGGGAGGTGGACACGCCAGATTCATAGTCAATGGAGACGATCCCCCGGTCTGCCAGATTCCGGGTTGCTTCCCGGATGGCCGAAGTGTAATCCTGAGCCCCGGTGGCCACCTTCTGAAAGGCGAAATCACAGGCGTTCTGATAGGCCTTCGTCAGTTCTCTCGACTTTCCGTCTGGCCCCACAAAGCCCAAGGTCTGGGTGATGTTGCTCAGATTCTCGTCTGCCAGCTGCACCGCTGCTGATACAATCTGCTGCAAGGCCTGATTCTCCCGGAAGGGAACGGCCTGGACATATGGGTGCTTTCGGATATCATAGTCATATCCGGCCTCCCCTGCCTGGTTCATGAGCTTTCGCAGTTCCCGGTGAGACACCTTCAGACGCTTCCTAAGCTCCTTTTTCAGCTGCCGCTGAGACACACCCAACTGCTGAAGCCTCCAGGCCTGGTAGGCCGCTGTGCCAGTGAGCTGCCCTGCCTGGGCAATTCGTTTGGCGATGTCCTCAATCAGAAACTCCGTCACCGGAGAAATCAGTTGTCTGGCTTTCTCCCCTAAAACGTCGATCTGGTCAGCGGTCAGCATCCTTACTCACCTACTAAAAAAATCAGCACTCAAGTAAAATGAGTGCTGATTTAGATTGAATTACCGTTTTCTCGGAGCAAGACCCAGAGCCTCTTCAATTGACCATCCGATATAAATTCTCGACCGCAACTTACAATAGCTGATGTGATATTCCTCACTCCATTGTTTAAGCGTTTTTGTCGTGCCGTCAATCGTATATCTTCTGTTAGTTCTGAGGTTGTTACTCTGTTCCTTGGCAGTTGCCCATCTGCAATTGCCAGGGGCATATGGCCCATTGACATCGACTCTATCGATACTCAAATCTTCTTTGTATCCATGCAGTAATGCCCAATCATAAAATGACATGAAATCTCTTAACCACTCGTTACAAATTTTGATTCCTCTTCCACCATATATTGAATACTCAGGGTGCTTCTCGTTGTAACATCTCTGTTTCATATTTGACCAGATAGAATATAGCCTTGACCGACTTTTCCCATGCCCGTTTTCGACGTTAATTCTCACCATTTCCTCTACTTTATCGAGTCTCAAACATCCACAACTTCTCGTAGTACCCTTCTTCAAATCGTTCCCGCACACGGTTACACGCTTTCCACAATCACATAAGCATCTCCATCGTGCATGACCATCCCTTGCATTTCCGGTCCTTTCAATAACCATCAGTCGGCCAAACCGTGTCCCAGTTAAATCGATTAACCTACCCAACTTAATTGTCCTTTCTACCACGGCGGGCGCGTTCCATTCGTTTTCCGAGCGCGACGCCAAGATGGAAACCGGTCATGACGCTCCACACGGTTCCGTGACCGCGCTGTGCTATGTCAAGAGCTGCGGAGAATGCTTCTCTGTTTGGGTTGCACTCGTCCCGTGTGCAGAGGCCAATTGCGGAGTTATTGATTATATGTTTTGCTTCCTGCGCTGTAAAATACTGCATATATAAACTCCTTCTCAAAATAATACTTGATAGAAGCTTCCAGCTGTGATAGAATGGATTTATCCAGTTGGGAAACCTCTGGGTGTGTTTAGGGTGTTGGAGCTTTGCGAGGGCGACCAACACCCTATTTCTTTTCAGCTTCGGTCTTCACCTTCTGAATTCCAAGTCTAATAATATCGCTTCTGGTTTTGTCAAGCTTCTCACAGCAGAAATCTAAGTCCTCTATGGTCTGCTTGTCTGCTCTGATCTTCAACTGGATGTCCTTCGGATTATCGACCTTCGGCCTGCCTGTACGGGGCGACATTTATTCACCTTCTTTCTGTGTACACATTTATTATAACGTGTACACAGAAAAAGTCAAGTTCTATTTTTACTCTTCTAAGTTTTCTTTTACATCCGGCATGTATTCTTTACGAATCGCCTTTCTTCTCGCATCCGTATCACACGGCAAATCATAATACCATCCGAGATAGCGTTCAGGCTGCAACAAACCAGCCTGAACCTGTGCAAGCAGCTCTTCCCCCGTTTTTTCCTCGTCATACAAAACACCGTTTCCAAACGAGACAATCACTTCTTCATCGTCCACATCATGTGCACCCGATATATGGTAGAGTTGACCGAGAATACCACATATTCTAACAGCCTCCCGCAGAGCGTTTTCCCACATCCGCTGGACATCCGTTATCGTAAGCGCGTAGTCGCCCTCGGAAGAAGTTACCTCCGTTGCCGTCCGCTCCACAGCCTCCACCTCGGACAGAAGTCCCCGTTTCAGTCCGATCAAGCTTTCCACATTGCGCAGGTACTCCCGCTTCCGCTCCAGATAGGACTGCTCTCGCAGAGCCGGAGAGAAAATGGTAATGCCGACATCCTCCGGAGCTTCATCCAGACCGGTGAATACGCTGGCAGATAGCTTCTTCCGCCCCGTCTCGTCAATCTCCAGCATATCCGCACTGGCAATGATCCTGCTCTTTCCCCGTTCAAACTCGCCGCTGAGCTGGGCCTCGTTCCGGTCAATGTTCTGAATCAGCCCCGCCGCCGGGGCATAGACAGAAACGCAGTCCAGACTCCCGTCCACACAGTTTTCAATGGGAACTTTCAGCCAGGCAATGCCCACACCCCCGATGGGCTTTTCAAAAGTATACTCTTCTTGCAAGTCCGCATATTGCGGAAGGCTATCCAGGGGCGCCGGGAGGCCCAGCGTTCCGGGGTTTTGTGCACGGTACAGTTTGTTCGTAATCGTCAGATATCCGCCAGAGCGAACCGTCCGACGCTCCAGAAGCGTGTAATAGAACCGGTCATAGGTACTTCTTTCGCAAGTGCCGATGTCGATTGGGTCTCCGTGCTCATCTCTGGCAAATACCAGCATATCCCGACGGTTGACAACGTAGAAACTGAAACCGTCTTTTTCCGGTACCGGCTTCAAACCGCTTTCCCCACCAATCAGTGCCCGGTGCATGGCAGTCTGCTTTTTCCTGTCCACCGACTCCAGGACAGCTTGTGTGAATGTGTCCCGGCTTGCAGCGGTATACTCAGAAAACGCTGTCTTCGTCAGCTTGTTGACAATGGTGTACGGAATCCGCTGGCAGGAATCAGAATCATCCGACGGCGTACTTTCGTAATACATGCCATACCACTTCTGGATGGCACGCTTCATCTCCGGCGTTGTGATATCTACGGCACGAAAGGCCGCTTCTAAATCCAAATCAAAGTAGTTCATGCTTTCTCACCTGCCGTGTTGATTGTGATTTTCCGGAAAGCCCGGACAGCGTATTGCAGCCCCTGAATATAGGCATCCTTCCGGGAAAGCTCTGCCCGGAGTTCGGCGATTTCCGCTTCCAGCCGTGCGTTTTCCGCCTGCAAGGAAGCCTTTGCCCAGATAGGTGCCCTGTCTATGATCCATTTACGAATCCGTTTCCTCATCGCAAATCCCTCCGATAATCTGCCGTGCCTGTCGGTTTCTGCGCATAACTGTGGCACAGAAATACCGGATATCATCCATGGCATGGTCGTTTTCCTTCACCGGCTTGTCCACCTCGCCCTTATCGTCCCAGTGGTACAGTCCGAATTCCCGAATGGCGTCCTTGCAGTCCGCACCGATTTTGATAACTCCGGCCTGAAGCATCATGGCCGTCAACCGGATACCATACATGACATCATTCTTCGCTTTCCGGACGGAGAAACGCCCGTGAGAACGAATGCAGGTAATAAAAGAAGCCGCTGACGGGTCAACCACAACATGTCGGATATCCCTGTCACCGGCCAGCTTTTCAATTTCCCGGTAGTATTCCTCATCCGTGAGCTGGTGCTGCTTCTCCCGCCCAGAGTGATAAAACTCCGATACCCGAACGGCAACGCCGTCCCGGACACACCACAAGCCAGCTGAGAAGGGGTTCAGGGTTCCGTAGTCACAGGAGATATACCACTCACCCCACTCCGGCAAATCGTCCGTGACATGCTTCTCTGGGGCGAACTCATAGACCAGTCCTTCCGCAAGGCACCACTGCCCCAGGATATACCGCCGGTAAAAAATGCCGGTGTACATCGCCCGGTATCTGGCTCGTATCTGCTCCGACAGGCTCAGGTTATCCTCCATAGTGAAGTGGAGGTACAGAAGGTTTCGTTTCTTCTGTTCATCAATCCATTGCTTTTTGAACCAATGCTCCGGCCCTGCCGGGTTGCAGTTGCACCAGAACTTGGAGCCGTCCACAGAGCAGCGGCCAGTTGCCTGGTTGACGAAGCTCTCCGGCATCAGGGCAATTTCATCCAGAAGAATTCCGGCCAGAGTAATGCCCTGCACCAGATCTTGGGAGCCTTCGTCCTTACCGCCAAAGATGTAGTAATAATTCTCGGTACTTCCCCGGGAGATAACTACCAGGTTATCCGTTCGCCTGTCGCGTATGGTGTATCCCCTTGCCGGAAGCATCTGCTTGAGTACGGATAGAACATTCCGGCGGAAGCTGCCCACGGTCTTTCCGCACATGCCGAAATTCTGGCCGTTGAAGCTGTGCATTGACCATTGAATGAAAGCCAGCGACATACACACGGTTTTCCCTGACCGGATGGCTCCATCTGCTATGATTCCGTCCGCGTCTGATACACCGGATTCCGGGAGCCACCAGGTGAGTATCTGCTTCTGCTTCCGGGAAAAGGGTTGAAACCGAAATGCCGCCTGTTTTAATCCTCCTGCCATATCTGTCCTGCCTCTTCTCGCAGTGCGTCCATGAATCCGTCATCCGGTGTGCTTTCTTCCCCGGTGGAATCCCCAAGCAAATCAATCAGCACCTTGGCGCATCTGGCATCTCCCTGAACTGCTGCCTCTGTCAGCCCAACAATTACGGCCATCTGGTTGTCGATATCCTCAGGATCCACCCCGTCCCGGGCAATTTTATTCCACACACGTCTGTCCGTCACCGGCAACGACAGGTACAGATCAGCTGCCTGTTTCAGGCTCCGTTTGCGACGGCGGGCAGCACCGGATGCAATGCCACCAGCTCTGGCAATCTCTCGCCGCTCTTCCGGGGTTCTTTCGGAGTTGGGAATAATATTCTGTTCATTCGGCACCCGTCACCACCTCTCAAAAAAGAGGAGACCCGGATAGTCTCCGAGTCTCCTTTGCAATTTCGTTTTTACCAGTATAGCACACCCAAAGTAAAAAGTCTTCCGGTTTTTTTCCGGTTTTCAAATTTCTGTACATCCGTACAGGCTGAGCGTAAAGTGATGAAGAGCGGAATCCTTTCGTGCATAAACCTGCGACTTCTCAATCCCCAGCTCCATGCACAGCCTGTCAACGTTGCCCCTGGCTGGGCTTATGTAGAATCTGTCCAGTATCAGCAGTTCTTCCGAATTGAGGATTGCAAGAGCACTGTCTACCAATCTGACCCACACTTTCGCCTGTTCCAGCGAACGTGACAGTTCCTCCCGGTGAACGATGTTGGAAAGATACCTGTCCTCCCTGCCAGAGCTACCGCCTGAGACCGGCGTACCGTCCGACGTGGCACTTCTAATGCTCTGCATCTCTAATTCCAGCCTGGTAATTTCCTCCGGAATGCTGCGTAGAGACTGCTTCATGGCGTTATATCTTTTCAGCTTTTCCATTGCTTCCCGTTTCCAGTCCAAATGATGTCACCTCCATTTCCCTGTCTGATAGTCGAATTTCTTCACATCGTACCGATCAGAAAAGCCATAGAAACCTTCTCGAATTTCATCTCCGTAAGCCTGCCGAAGGAGCCTGTCCAGCATGGCCTGGTAATAGTCGGCTTCGTCGTGCTTCTCAAAAGCCGGGGAAAACTCTGTCATCAGCTCGTTGATCCTGTTCAGCACTTTGAGAATCCGTCTGCCGGAGAAGGTATTCTTGCCCATCACCAGAGGATCCCGGAGGGCAAGTGTCAGGAAATCACACATCTGCTGCCGTCCTACCCGGATACCGCCTTCAAAGGCAGCGTGTTCCCGCTCCTTCTGCCGGGATAGGAAATCATTCTTTGGCATTGTCCATCGCCTCCCATTTCGCGCAGGAATCACCGCTGTCCATGAAATCGGCTCGGTGCTCCGATTCTCCATTGCAGCACACGCCGCAGTAGGATTCATACCATTTGCAGGTTGCGCAGGTGTTAACCATTGTTGTCTCCTTCCCGCCCGGGGTGCCAAGGGCTTGTGTTATCCCCACTGTTCTGCCATTGCGGCGGCGATACCGGGTGAGAATTTGCTTCTGGCCTTGCTTGCGCCGCCCTTTCTGCTTATTCCGGCTTTATCCCGGTTTCCTTTATTGCGGCTCGTGCCGCAGGAAACAAGGGGCTTATACTCCGTCAGAACATTAGTCGGAACTAGCGGGTTTAATCCAAACTCCCACAGCAATGTTTTCTTGCTGAACGGGTCGCCGTATTCAAACGGCTGCACAACCTGGGTGTGTTCCGGCATCTCAAAAACCTTGCTTGGCACCGGGTTTTCAATGCAGATTTTCCCCACGCCGAAGTAGCCGTAAAAATAGAACACCATGAAAAACAGTTTTGCTTTCAGTCCCTTTGCAAACCGTTCCAAATTAAGAACGCCTTTCTTTGGGTACAGCCGGCAAGCCCCGGCATTGGAAATAAACGTGCAAGGCGGGTGTGCGATGATTAAATCCCATCCAAAGCGGGGAATGATATGCACCTGTCCGTCCATGGTGGTCACTTGCCCCCCCTCTAAGGCCTTTAGAGCATCCCCTAGGATGTGCCATTCAGGTTTCCCCCCGGACGGCTCCTGGATGTCGCAGGAGTAGGCTTCATGCCCTTTTGCCCGGAACGCCTTGCACACGGTTTGCGATTCCTCGCAGGCAATAAGTACTTTCATTTCTCGCTTTCCTCCACCATATCAAACAAGCTCGGCTGCTCCACTTCCGCACCCTCTGCCCGGAGGTAGGCCACCGCATCGGCAAAATACCCAGGATTCAGCTCACAGCCGTAGCCCCGGCGATTCATCCGGATTGCCATCATCGGCACCGTGCCAAGCCCGGCAAATGGGTCAAATACCAGGTCGCCGGGGTTGGAATACCGGTTGATGATCCGCTCCACAATATCCAGCTGGAGAGGACAGACATGCAGCTGCTTCCGTCGCTGGCTTTGGGTGGTATTCAGGGTCTTCATGCGGCTGATATCGTCCCAAACATCCGGGGAGGTAGAGGCAGGCGGCAGGGTCATAAACTCTTTGCTGATAGCGTCCCGCTGCTCCAGGGCATAGGATAGGGCGGCGTGCTGCTCATAGTCATAGACGTGGGTCTTGCTGTACTCCCGGAACCTGCGCATCCGGTCGCTCATTTTCAGCCGGGACAGCTCATCTGGGCTCAGGTTTCGGTTTCCGGAGGATCTCCAGAAGGCGTGGGCATCCAGCTGCCACCGGCTCAGGGGATAGTCCTCCTTGTTTTTCTCCACACGCTCATCGGCGTAAGCCTTGGAGCGGTCTGTAGGCAGCTTCCGGAAAAGCAGAATATACTCCGGGCAGCCTACTCCCATTTTGGAGCCATCCTTGCACTGCTCTGTCCAGCCCAGCCGGTAGGTCTGGTTGTTCTCCCGAACCACGTCCGTCACTACGGTAATCATACCGAAGTAGGCAAAGCCGTGTTTCATGTAATGCTCGATACACAGAGCATGGAAAGGTTCCATGGTCGGCATTCCGTAACCCGTCACATTCCCGAACAGCACCCGGTCTTTGACGTGAATTGCCGCTACTCTGCCCGGTTCCAGAATCCGAAGCAGCTCCGGGGTCAGAAAGTCCATCTGCTCAAAGAATCGGGCGGTATTCTCGTTGTGCCCAAAGTCGTTGTAGCTTGGCGTATACTCGTAATGGTTGCTGAATGGGATAGACGTATGAATCAGGCCTACGGAGTTATCCGGCATCCGCCGCACCTCATCCACACAGTCATTGTTGACCAGCGTCCAGTTTTTACCTTTGATTTCCATTCTCTCAACTCCTATCGACCGCGCCATTCTCTCGGCCTGTACATTGTCCAGCAGGCCGAAGTCCTTGACGATCTGTCGCATTTTCTCTTGCAGCTTATTGTGATTCTCCCACTTCTCCAGCAGTACCCGCCAGATCTGCTCTTCCGCTTCCGTGAAAATCACGTCGATGATGACCTGCTCCTTTTGCAGGAAGCGGTAGATACGGTGGATTGCCTGAATGAAGTCGTTGAATTCATAGTCAATGCCTACGAAGATAGCCCGGTGACAATGCCTCTGGAAATTGCACCCGGAACCGGAAAGGCTTTTCTTCGTGGCAAATAGCCGGGTCTGTCCATCGGAGAAGGCAATGACCCGCTTTTCCCGCTCGTCATAATCCATGGAGCCGTAGATATCCACCACACCGGGAATCTCTTTCAGAATGGTCTCCCGCTCATATTCCAGGTCATGCCACAGCAGGAAATGAGCCTCCGGGTCACTGGCTACAATCTCCCTGGCCATCCGAACCCGCTCAAGCACGGATCCTCTTTTCTCCTTTGCGGCGTCCTGGAGGCTCACAGCGGCCTCACGCATCAGTTTTACCTGTCCATCCTTGTCCACCACGTCTCCGATGTGGGACTGGATCATGTGCACTCGCACATCCAGAGGCGGCAGGTCGTAGCCGGTAGCGTCATAGCCTAAATCCGCCGGACTGCTGAGGAACAGTGCCCAGGAGGATACCCAGAGCCAGAATTCCTCTTCCTTGTGTGGATACAGGGTCAGGTTGTTTGCTTTGGTGCTGTCCCGCTGGAAGAATCGGGTCAGAGCCTGTCCGGTGTCCATGACCTCTAGAAACCCGGCGTAGTGGATCAGCTCTTTGTATCGGTTCGGGGAGGGCGTGGCCGTGGCCACCAGCTTATAACGCACGCCCTTAAACAGAATCATGAACTGCTGAAAGGTCTTGGAGCCGTAGGAACGTAGAACAGAGGCTTCGTCCAGAGCCACACCGCAGAAGCGGCCAGGGTCAATATCACCGTCTCGTACCCGTTCATAGTTGGTCAGCAGAATTTGCCCAGGAGCCACCTCGGCTTCCGCCATCGTCCGGATGTAGGACGGAGGCTCCATGCCAAGCAGCTCCACAGCGTCCCGGCAGAACTCCTGCCGAACACCCAGCGGAAGAACAATCAGCACCTTTCCACCTTCATGCTGGGCAACCAATCGGCACCACTCCAGCTCCTGGACGGTCTTGCCCAGGCCGAAGGATTCAAACAGAGCTCGCCGCCCGCCCTTCACCGCCCATAGCACAGCGTCCTTCTGGTGGGGCTTCAGAGCCGGATTCAGATCCTCCTCCGGCACCTGGAACCCGCTGACCGGGGCCACCTCGATTTTGCTGTGAAGGAAATCATCGTATGTTTCGTTCATTATGGTTCACTCCTAAAATCAATGCCGTCGAGCGTAGAAACAAGCTTATCGGCATTTTCAAGTGTTCGGTTCTTCTTGTATTCCGCCCTGGCAAGATCTGTCTTGCGGATAATTTCTACCCACCGCTGACCGCTCTCCCAGTGGAAAGAATAGACCCGGTAATCATCCAGAAAAGCTTTCTTCTGTGCGGTAGCCGTTTCTTTATCGACCTTACCGTCCCGGAAACGGGCGTACAGGTCACGCAGAAGGATAAACAGGATCTGATTCGGGTAGTCCAGGCCCTTCGGGATTTCCTGGCCCTTGATTGCCGCCTGTTCCCAGGGAAGCACTACGCCGGTGCTTTTTGATTCAGATACCATAGCAAAGCCTCCTTCCCTGCCTCCCAACCCTTGCAGACCACACAGGCATAGCCGTTTTCAAGCAGCTGTTCCTTCCACCACAGCTGGTCGTCCGACACAACGCCGCCGCTTGACCGCTTCATCTCGATATACAAACCGTGGTGTTTCCCACGGGCCACCGGAAGACACAGATCCGGCACGCCTCGCTTTACACCCATTTTCTTCAGAATTGCCGCCTGTCGTTTGTCTTGGCGTTCATTGGGGACATGGTATAATAGCTTCAATTCCGGATACTGGTGCCTGACAGAAGGCTGCTGTGCCCACTGTATAAGCCATATCTGCTCTTGGCTTTCATTGGGGATCATTTGTGCACCCTCTTTCCGTTGAATAACCTTGTCAGAATGCTGCTGGCCTCTAACCGGGTCAATGTAGAAGTGTCGATATCCAGCTTCCACCTCTGTATCTGGCGAATCTGGCTTTCCGTAGCCGGTTTACTGCTCCAGCGTTTGGAAATCTCCAGATCCCAGATACGACGGTCTTCCGGATATTGGGCCTCCAGGACAGAATAAGCCTTGTCCAGTGCCTGTTGATAGGGAACCGTCTCACCGGAGATACACACATTTCCAAGTGCATCTGGGCAAGGCATAACCATTTTCTTTCGATTCGGCAAAGAGCAGACCATAGAACCGTCCGGCATCCGGAACCAGTTCACGTTATGCAGATTGTAAGACATGCTCTTTGCCCACAGGTCTACCACCTTGACATTCTGAATCCAGCTTTCCGGACAATCGGCGGCCATGGTAGCCCGTTCCGGCAGTTCAAACAATGGCCCTTGGATTTCGCTCTGTCGTTTTACCGGAATATTGCTCAGGGAGATACCCAGCAGAGACGGTGCTGTGCAAAGGCTGGCTCTTCCTGTAATGCCCACACAGTCAATCAAGATCAGCTTTTCTTTCTCCGGATGAGGACGTAAGCCCCGGCCCACCATCTGGCTGTACAGGCTGTCTGACCTTGTTGGACGGGCTATAATGACCGTTTCCACCAGGGGGATATCCGTTCCTTCTGTGAATACCATCACGTTGACAATACAGGGAATCTCCCGCCTGGAGAACCGCTCAATGATGTCTGCCCGGTTCTTTGTTTTTCCGGTCACTACAACGGCTCCCGGGATTCTGGCGGCGATTTCTTCCGCCTGGTGAACGGATACCGCGAAGATGAGCGTTGCGCCCTTTGCGTGCTCCCGGTAGGCCTGAGAGATGGCATCCGCCGTCCCGTCCATAGCATCGTCCAGCTCCCCGGGGGCATAATCGCCATTTCTAACAGATACCCCGGACAGGTCAAAGCCGATATTTACCCTCAGGCAGTAGATATCACACAGGAACCCGTTTTGAACGGCCCACCGCAGGTCTCGCTGGAAAATGATCTCGGAATACACATCGTTCAGCTTTACTTTGTCACCCCGGTTGGGTGTGGCCGTAAAGCCGATGTGCTTCTCCGGCTCGAAGTATTCATAGATCTTCTTGTAAGTACCGGCAGCGGCATGGTGGGCTTCATCCGTGATAATCATGCTGAACTCATTCCGGTCAAACCGTTCCAGGCGGCGTACCAGGGACTGAACAGAAGCAATCACCACTTCTTCCCCATGACTATGCTCTGCCGCAATCTCGAAGCCTACTGGGCAGTCATAATACCTTGCAGGCTGCCGTACCAGCTCCTCCCGATGGGCCAGAACCAGCACCCGTCCCTTCCTCGGGATATGGGTGAAGGTTGCTGTCTTGCCGCAGCCGGTAGGCATCTGCACCAGGTAGGAACCCGGCGGCATGGATTCTATCTTGCCGATACACTCTTTCTGATAATCTCGCAGTTGAATGGTCTTTCACCTCCGTGCGGACGTGCGGAACTTGTGCGGACATTTCATGTCCGCGCTTTTTTCGTTCCGTATGTTCCGAAAATAATCATTATCTATCGTTTTTCCAATGGTTTATAAGTCTAAAAGTTATGCGTTTTTGAGGTGCGGACGTGCGGACGTAATTTGCACATTTTCCTATATAGGGAAAAAATATATTACCTACCATGTCAGGGGGTGTATTATATTTCTCCCTATATATATTGTTTTCTGATGTCCGCAGCGTCCGCACGTCCGCGCTTTCAAAAAGTTGTTGTGCCGCAACGACTTTCGGACTTCTAAGTGCGGACATACATTAAATTTTACGTCCGCGCACGTCCGCACCTGCGCCGCACTACAGCGGAATTCCGTCGAATTCACCCGAATCATCCTCTCCAGGCAGGGCCATAATGACGCATTCCGTGCGGACACCGCCCACCCTTTTGCACTTGGTGTACCTTTGTCCTCTGGTTTCAATCAGGCCATTGGACTTCAAGTAGCTCAGGACAGCGGAGCCGGAAAAGCCAGCATCCGCCAACGTCCTATTGAATACGCCTCGGTTAATAAACACCTGGTTTCCCTCCAGGACGCCGTACACGTCGCTATTCGGTGCGGAATCACCAGAATAGAAATGGTTGATATTCGACGCCACCCAGTCACACAACCAATCGTAGGCCCGCTTACCGGCTGACACCGCATCCGCCGACGCAAGGAACTTGGCAATCTCATCAACAGTCAGCACATTCTCTTCGTCGTCGAATATCCAAAGCGACGCGAATAAGTCCGCTGTCAGGATAGCCGCTGCTGCCATGGCCTGCTTTTCCGTGGAATCCGTTTTCCGCAGGTCTTTGAAGTTCTCGTTGTAGATGAGCTTGATCTGGTTCTGAGTATTCTCTGATTCATAAAGCTTTTTCGTAAACGAGTAGCCCGCAAAGCCGTAGTTTGCTTTCAGGATTCCGGAAATCCGCTGGCCATCTGTAATAACCACATCACCTGCGGTACACTCGATATCAATGACCCGGTTCACCGCACCGGCACCGGCAGAATCGCCAAATATGGGCGATTCTCCGGTAGTCAGGAAGCAACACGACCAGGTAGGTGTCATCTCAACGCCGCCGGTACGCTTGCCCCGGGCACGTCCTACGCCCTGGGCAAGCTGGTACACGTCGAAATTCGACCGGCCACGGCTATCCTTTGTCAGCTGCAACTCGTCAATACAGAGCGGCAGTTGGTTCAGGAAGGCCGCTGTCCGCTCCTGGCCGACCTGTGTGGCGTTGAAGGTCTGGACATAGCTGCCCAGTGCCGGATTGCCCCAGACGGAAGCAGCGGCCATCAGGGCAACGGTTTTGCCGGTGCCGGAATCCACACCCCACAGATGAACGAAGAACGGAAGAGCACCCACAATTGACAGGATCGGGGCAGCGAAGCTGGCCGCAATCATGATCTTTGCCGTGACGGACATCCGGCGGCATTCCTGGATTGCATCCATCCAGGCAGTTAGGGTGCCGGATTCCTTTACCGTCTCATACAGATTCCGGAAGGATGCGTCGCCGTCGAACACCAGCTCGTCCACATACGGGGAAAAGCCTTCTCCAGGTATGTACCCAAACCGCCCGATTGACTTCTGTTCCGGAATCAGGTCATAGTTGAGATTCTCTATGTCGTTCAGGTAGTCTACCAGGGTGGAAGCCGTGCTACTTGTGACGGAGATACCCTGAGAGGCCAGGCTGGTGATTGTCCGGGCGGTGGAAATCACATCTTTCCCGACAATAGTAGTCAGCCACTGCTTGTCCTTCCCGGAACGCTTGTAGGCAAGCTTCACCTTGACTTCTCCGGTGTCGATATTCACCAGCCGCTCCACCGGCATGATCGGGTGAGCGCAGGCGTATTCCCGGCCACCCATAGTGCTTTCCCGGTAAATACCCCAGTCTGTAGCCTCCCAGGTTCCGCAGTTCAGCTCCAGATACTGGCCATCGAACTCTGTCTGATTGGGAACCAGATTCACCCGCTTTTCAGACTGCTTTGACTCCATGAATCGCTGTACCATGCCCTTAAAGCCGGTAAATTTCACTTCCTTGGCTCTGGCGTTCATTTTCATCATTGCCGTTTGAAATACAAAGGGATTACCATGAAGGTTATACAGGCGTTCGTAAGGCTCTTCTGTCAAGAAATCATCGAAGCTGTACTCATACTTCTGTGGAAGAAATACAAGTTCCGCATTTTCCTTCTCCTCTTCTGTGACCATTGCACCACCTCCTTTCAGGGAGAATCACGGCTCAGAAAGGAATCTGTGCATCATCGTCCTCAATCGGAGCAAAGGAACCGGCTGCCGGATAGCTCGGTGCCGCTGCCGGGGCCTGTGCGCCGGGTGCCAGCTTCTTCAGTTCCGGCACCGTAAAGTCCCCGTCCCGGATTGCCCTCCCGGATCTGACCGCAGATACATAGAGTCTGGTCTTTAGTTCTCCCTTCTTGTTCAGGTATTCCTCTTCCCCGAGGACAACACCGATGTACTTCCCGACCAAGCTCTTCGGGTCATTCCGGAACACATAGTTTCGGTTGGAAGCCTCCACACAGGTCTTGAAGCCCTTGAAGAAACGAAGGGCAGTCTCCTTATACGACCGGATCAGCGTAATCGGCCAAAATCCGAAAGCGTCGAAGGCCTCCTGATTCACGCCCTTGAATTCGCCTTCCGCAAAATCCCATTCGATCCGGAGGTATTCCTTATCCTCCACATCTTCCACGTTCACGATCTTGGCGGCATAGCCGCCGGGAACGGGTTTCCGAATTTCTTCCTGCACTTCATCCCAATTGACATTTTTCATTCTTGTGTTCCTCCTAAATTCCAGTATTCTCGAATTGTCGTATCGACAAAGGAAAGGTCATTGTCGATTTCTCTATCAAACATCCCCATGGGAGACTTGGCCGTTGTGTACCCATCCGACTGGGTCACAAAATGATGACCCTCATTGGTTGCCTCGCACAGAAGGACGATGGAGAACAGGCCCTCCAGGGTCAGCTTGCTGTCAATCATCTTTCCGACGGTCTTAGCTTTCACCCTGCCGCTGTCCGTGATCTCCACATGATGCAGGAAATAGACAATTACATCCGGCGGTAAGAAGTCGATGATGTACCGCACCAGGCCTGAGAAATTCAGGGCCATTTCCGTAAATTTGGTGTATCCGGTCTCTTTTGCACGGTCAAGCTCTTCAAAGGCCATCAGATACTGACTGTCATCGATCACATAGGCCTTCATTTTTCCTTTTGCCAGCGTCTTCAGAATGTCGTTATAGTTCACCCGGCGGAAACCTTCCGCCGTCTTGATGGAGCTGATAACGTTCATCTTCTTCCGAAACGGCAGCGGCTTTCCCGCGACGTTGAAAATTCCGACCTTTTCAGGGTCAAAATTCCGCAGACTGGCGGATTTGCCTGAACCGGACTCGCCTAAAATCAGAACAGGGATTCCCATAAAATCACTCCTTTTCGTTATTGAATTTCAGCGGGCACTCAAAACCGACAGTCACTCTGGTATCCAGAAGGTACTCCCCTGTCCGCCTGCACTGCTTCCGGGCATAGGTTTCCAGCAGCGGGCACATGTCACAGCACACATGGCCTTCCGGGAAATAAATCTTGACCTGTGCGGCGGTATACCAGCGAACCCCGTTAACCGACATATTCGATTCCCTCCCATTCCGCCTCTGAACTGTCCATCACCCGCTTGCAGTTCTGACAGACAGTAAGTGCACTTTTATGTACCGAAAAAACCAATCCAGTGCATAATGGCAGCTGATAAAACCGATCACCCCGCTGAATGGAATGCCCACAGCAGTCACAGCGACCCGGGTAGACTGGCCTCTGCTGGGGGTCAAGCAGATAATCTTTCTCAGGGTCGATGCCACAAACCCAGCTCATTTGTCTTCCTCCGGGGTCAGGTCAATGCAGGCCTTCGCCACTTCAGCCGCCGCAATGTACTGCTTGGCGTACAGATTGTCACCATGCGTTTCACTGACCTGTTTCAGGAAATCTTCCAGGCTTCCCAGGAAGCATCCGCAGGATACGAAAATTTCAAGGCTCTTCGTGCGAAAGAATGTAGTGAAACCGAATCGACTTCCGATTGACCCGATGCACAAAAAGTGCTTTTGGCCGGAGACCCAGGCATTGCCGGAGACCCAGGCATCGCCGTAGACCCGGGCATCGCCGTAGACCCAGGCATTGCCGGAGACCCAGGCATCGCCGTAGACCCGGGCATCGCCGTAGACCCGGGCATTGCCGGAGACCCGGGCATTGCCGTAGACCCAGGCATCGCCGTAGACCCGGGCATCG